AAGGAGTAGCTTTACTTGCATATTTAGAATTTGGACTAAATTTAGTAAGTCCTTTTTTAGTATCATCCTTTGCAATATCATCTTCATCTGGGAATATCATTTCAAAATAATCTTCCCAATAATAATTGGTTGGATTACCTGATTCATCATATTTAATATCAGTACAAGAATGTTTACTTCCATCGGTATCAGTTACTTCGAAATCCATATAACTTGATAATCTTGTGTTAGGTAATACAATTTCAATTCTGAGAACATCTTTATTATCCCAAACACAATGTTCTGATGTATCCTGCTTTCCATTAGGACCATTTTTTGTATTTTCTGTTCTTAATACAAATGGATCATTACCTGTACCAAAGTAATAAATACTACGTTCTCCATATGTATAATCTGATTTTTTATCATCCATAAACACATATTGTCCTAAGAAATGATAACCATCATCTGGTCCATTTTTATAGAACACTGCACATGGGAATGAATCAGGAGCATTTCTTATAACATATGGGAAAGGTTTATTTGAAATATCATTCCAAGTTTTTCCTGCAGCTATACCAACTCCAGTACCTTCAATCCAAGTACCTGTATCATGAAGATCTTCATCATCATGTACTAATATTTCACCTGATGCAAATAATTGAGGAGCTGTTCTAAGAATATGTCTACCAGATTCATCAACAGCATTATACCAAGTATCTTGAATAAGTCTTAATAAACCACCGTTATGAACACCTGCTGAATCAGCATAGTTTGCTTGTAATACATATTTATTAGCTGGAATAGCTCCAGTTTTCATTATATATCTATTTTTATTTAATCCTTCAGCTCTCTATGCATCTGAAAGATTTATGGTAGGAGTTTTAACTCCTTCTTTATTTTTATTTGTCCAAATCTTTAATGAAGTTATTGGATAGTTAAGTGTAGACTGACCATGCTTTCTAATCATTCCATTTATTACTTCAAATGTTTTAGAAGCATCAGAAATACATTCACGTTTAATATTTACAGTAGTAGTAGAATCATCTTTATTTGTAGATTGAGTTAATAAAGCATCAAGATTACCTGTAATAATTACAGTATCTATTTTATTTTTAACTTTAGTATAATCAATTACACTACTAGTAAAAATATCATTTTTATTAATAATAGAAGCTTTATTATCACTATCATATATATAATTATTTAAAGCTTCTCCATAAGTAAGTGCTTTATTATATCCTCTAATACTATATACACGTATACCACTTTCACTATCTCCAATTTTTATATTTCCAGAACTTGATATATAAGAAGCTGCAGTACCATAAGAAGCAGCTCGTTCTAAAATACCATTATTAACGATATAAATAAGATTTGAATTTACATTTCCAGTTGTTACAGTATTAAAGATAAATACAAGTTTGATTCTTTCATTAGCTTTATAATTAGTATGGACAATTTTACTTGTTCCATTATATAAAGCTGCTTCATTTGTGGTAATTTTAATATGTCCTTTAGTAGAATCTCCAATAATGATAAGAGTGTCTCCATCATTAGCTACCTTTTCTGGCATAAAATCTATTTCAATAGATTTACCATTTCCAGCTAAATTATAATCACCAGGTAATGGACAATAATTTACTGTAATATATTGTCCTGTTCCTTGAGTAACAAAACTATTATTATTCCAACCAGAATTATCATCAAATACTATATTGTGGAAAGTTGTATTTACATTATTAGCTCTATCTATCCACTAATCTTTATCTGGAGATAAATTAGTTTTACCATATGCGGAAAGTTTTAAATCATATCCTCCAGTTTCCACTATTGATAATGTACTTTTAGAGATAGATAAAGGATATACTTCTATTTCCTAACCATCAATTAGTGCTGCTAAGAATATGTTAGAATTTTGTTCTGTATCAAAATCAGGAATAAATTTAAAAGTTTCTCCTTTATTATAATTTTGACCTTCTACAGTGGTTATAGGAGTATAAGTAGCAGTTTCATCAGATATAACTTTTGTAGCCCATTCAATATCAGCATTTTGTCCAGTAGTATCTCTATCTGTATAATATGCCCAATCTAAAGTAATAGGTTCATATTGAGTTCCAGAAATAATAATTCTGTTAAGTTCAGGATCTATATTTACTTTATCATAAGGTATAGAATAACCTGTTGTTACAAATTTATTTACAATACCTATTGTATCAGAAGCAACAATAAAATCATAAAACAACATATTACTATAATGATATTCTCCACTATTTGTATTGTGTAAACTAGCTGTTATAGTAAGAGTATGTTTTATATGATCATTAGATGTTGAGTTTGATGAATAATTATTATCTAAATAAAATATTTTAGTTGGATTTGATTCCATACTATTAACAGTCCAACTTCCAGCATGAACTCCTGGAGAAGTAGCTGTTTTATCTATATATATATCTACTTGTAGAGTTAAACTAGTGTCACTTCTATGTACACTTACAGGGACAATTAGTTGTTGTGATGGATTCCAGTGTGCGGAATAATCAAAATCACTTTCTAGTGTAAAGTCCATTAAATATACAGGAAATGTGACTGAGTTTTGGGCACTAGAGTTTCTAGCTTTCATCTAGATATACACAGTATTTTGTCCTACAGTAAGATATTGGTAAATATTTTTAGTTACTTTCTTAGATGAATTAAGAAATGTTGAATCTTTTTCTTCTACTGATACATGTTCTACTCCATAAGAATCAGTAACTTTATAAGTAACAGTGAAAGAGTCACTTTCAAAAACTGTACCGCCACCAGATTCTTTAGATAAGTAAACATTAAATTGTAATTGTGTAGCACTTGAAGTAGTATCTCCATTTACTACATATTTAGGATTTGGATCCAAGCCTTGGTATGTCATTGTAACATCACTTGGTCTCACAAAGCTAAACAATTCTAATTTAGTAGAACTGTCAGGATCATAATCAGCACTACCTTCGGTATTCATACGAATCCATTTATCACGAGAAGCTTCACTACTAAATAATCTAAACAAACCTGCTTGAATATCTTCATAGTAAACAAAAGGCTTCTTTAATCTTGACTATATTAATTCACGGATAAATCTTCCGGATACTGGTAATCCTCCTGTTGAAGATACTCTTATTTTTTCTACTTCTTCCTATTGAGAAGTATCTTCACCAGTTACCCAATCAACATATTCATCTATATAATTATTAAATGTTTCCATATTTAATTTGTATTATCCGTCCAAGGTGTTTCATCTGTCCAAGGATATTCATCAATCCAATATCCATTGAAATAACAAGATAAAATAGTTTCATCTTCCTTCTTTTCAGGAGCCCAAACTAATCGTCCACGCATATAAATGGATAACACATTGTACCCATTTATATGCATTTCAACGATTTTATTTATTTCTTGTTTTAACATAAGAAATTAATTAAATTGCCCAAGGTCCTTGGTTATTTGCTTTCATAGTTTTTAATTCAGATATAATATCTAAAATATCACTTAATTCTACTTCTTTAACAGCTACAAATTCTTCAGAAGCAACAGTTTGACAACCTGTTCCATCAAATGCATAATCTTCAAATTCAATATTTTGAATTGTATTGCTTGTAGCTACACCAAGACTACTTGTATTAGAAGAAGTATCTTCGGAATTATTTGTATATACAGCAACTGGATCTCCGAGTTTCTTCTTCAGAACATTCTCACTGCCCTTAGTACCAGTCTTATAAATTGTAGTAGTTGTTACAGTACCTTCTGTAGATTGAGCAGCAATGAAGCAAGTATAATCTGCAGGAACTCTTGTGCCATCTGCAAAGTATACTGGAAGAGCATTAGCATAATTAGAAGGAGTTAATTCTGTAGCTTGTGCATCATCTAAATATAAATGCTTAACAGGAATTCTAAATTTACCTATTGTATTATCATAGAATACAGCTTCACTACTATTATTTTGAAGCATCATTTTAATCTTTGTAGGAGTAGCAGCAGATTCAACATTTAAAGAAGCAGTTAATTTATTTGTTAAGAATATTACATCTTGAGTAGCACCAAAATTAACACGACCACCAGTCTTATCACTATTAATAGCATTAAGTCTGATTTCTGGAGCTTCTTGTTTAATTGTATCACCAGAAGTAATTACTACATCACCATATTTAGCATCTAAATCAACTTCTTCTTCAGATTCTATAGAAATCTTAGGAGTAATATCTCCACTTAGACGATATACACCTTCTTCACCTTCAATAAGGAATGGAAGTTTAGTATCAATGAAATCACTTAATTTAGTTGAACCTGATACAATAAGTTTTAATTCATCTTTAAAGAAACTCTTAGTTATATCTTCAATAGTGAAAGTAAGTTCTTCACCTGTAGCAGTTCCTTCATAAGCAATAATTTTATATGTGCTAGAAGTTCCAATTTTAAGATTCTTTTTAGCAGATAAAGAAGTTTCAATATATTGATTATTTAAAGAAGCAGCAGTTTGAATGATATCCTTTGTAGTAGTTTGAGCATCTGTAACATCAATAAAATCATAAAAATCATCAGGAGCTTCATAATCTTTAGCATCAGCTAATTCTTTAGCTTGATTATTAGCTGCATTATTTTTCTTATATTTTAAAGCACCTGTTGCAGGTAAACCCTGTAAACCATTTTCACGTTCATCTATAATATTTTTTCCTGATTCCTCAGTTTCACGAGTAGACATCTTCCAGATACCGTCTTTCTTGAAACGATATTCATCTGTAAAGATAGAAGTTTTTTCTGCATTGAATGTTCCGAATTCAAGACCATCACCACCACCGTGTTCAAACTTAATCTTGTTCATGTTACCATCGTTATCATAACCTTTAGGTTGTAAAGCAATTCCACCATGTTTTTCACAACGAAGATCAATAGCTTGAGCACGTACTTTTAAATAACCTCTTTCATCTCTTTCACTAGTGGTATTTTCATCTAAAGTGTTTCCTGTAAGAATTTTTACATCTAATACTTTAGCATCAGAAGCTTTAAATAGAGCTTCAGTAGTGTCTTTTCCAGTATTTTTATCCTTTTTTCTAGTAGCAGCTTTTGGATTACTCTTAGATCCAACAGCTAATTCTATTTCACCTGCTACTAATTGCATCTTTACGGGATTGTCTGAATTATCAATATTCTTTACAACAATCTTATCACGCTTTTTAGGTTCTCTGTGATGTGAGCAATATTGAATATCATCACCTGGCTTAAGAGCAATATCTCCATAGTTACCAGTATATCCTTCAGCATTGCCATCCCAAGCTGGTTCCAAATTAATGTTTTTAGTACTACCTAAAGTAACATTTCCTTTAGCACTTACAGAAAGAACTCCGGAAGTATCAATAGGAGTAGAGGATTCTGAACCACCATTACCCCCTTGTGATGAACCACCACTATTTCCACTGTTAGAAGCGTCTACTAATTCGTCAATCTTATTTACAACTGAATTCCACTCTTGGGCTTCAAGAGTATCACCTGTCTTTTTAGCCTAAAAATTTAATTTATTCATACTAAGTTATTGTTTAAATTTTATTGGAAATCTACTTCCAATATAATAACTAACATTTCCAAAAGTTAATGGAAAAGCATCTCCGAAACGAGACTTCACGTAATTAATATGTTCTCCATCTAATATAATTGGGAATGGATCACCAAAATGAGAACTCTCGCCAGTATTATTATCTCCATCTAATATGATTGGGAATTGATCTCCGAAATGAGAAGGATTAACTTCTTCCTCTTCTTCTTCACCTCCAAGTATAAGTGGGAATGTATCACCAAATACAGAATAGCCTTCTTTAAAGTCTACTATTATATATAATGTGTTTTTTTCATAAGCTTCCAACTCATTATATTCTCTTAAAGAAACTATTTTATGTTTAATATGATCTTTGGATTCAATATTGCCTTCTTCAATATAATTTAATCTTTCATCAATTCTTCCATTTTCTTCTTGAAGTTGTCCTATTGAATTATTGATATTTTCAACAGATCCATTAATTTCATTAATAGACTCATTAATTCCATTAACAGTTTCATTAATTTCTCTAATGTTTTCTATTTGTGTATCAATATCTTCAACATCTTCATGTAACTAATCAATTCTATTTGAAAGCTCTTCTTGAACTCTTTCAATTTCATTTGAAAATTCTTCTCTAGCCCCTTCAATTTCTTGAAATGCCAAATCAACATCTTCTTGAAGAAAATTTATTTTTTCATATATATGGCTATCTTCTTCATGCAACAGAACCAGTTCTTCATGAATTCTAGAATCTTCTTCTTTTAAAGAATCTATTTCATTATAGAGATCCTCGTTAATATCTTGCTAGTTTTTATTTAATCTTAAATCTTTTATCATATGAGCAAACGTTACTACGTGCTCAATAGAATTATCAATAATTGTACCTATTATATTTATAAAATCCATAATCGTATCATTTAATATAATAAGTTAAAGTACAAATATCTACCTTAGAATTACTTCTATAATAATGCAATCCATTTTTATAGGCTACCGCATTCATTTTTACTTCATAAGTAAATCCTTCATCAGTAGCTACCTTGTGTAAAGCATATGGAGAAACTATCCATAAATGATTTCCCCACACTTTATTCTTTACTATTTCTGTCATTTTTATATCTTCCTGGTATCGTACTGTTAATAAATCTAAGTTCAATTCATTAATGTCTTCTCCACCAAATCCAATATAATTAGCAGGAGGAATATATGTTGCATTATTTTCAAATATTTTTTCTTTTATATAAATCTAAGAAAGATCTCGTAGAATAAACTCTAAATCTGGATGTAATCCACACTCTAATTTATCTAAAATTTCTTCAAATTCACAAATTAATTTTTCCTTCAATTCGTCGAGATCAGTTTCTACAGGAAATAATTCATTAAATTTTCCACCTAAATTTTTTCCTAGATTTTTTGTTATAGCATATTCAAAAGGTTCTGGGACTGGATTACAACCACATCTGTTCATGAGCATCCACAATTACAGGGTTTAGTTGAATGTTTATGAGTACTATTGCATTGTATATTGCAAAGTCCATTACAATTCATTATTCTTTCTAAAAGAATTTCTGCTTCTTTATACTCCTCTCTTTCGGCCTTAAATTCAATAATATTAATTGCAGATAATAATAAATCTCTTTTATATATTAAATTTTGGTCTACAGGTGGTTTATTACAGTCTAAAGAATTAACCTATTCAAGAATCTACTAACAAAGATTTATATAACATTTTCTAAGGTGACAAGTCTAAAAATAATATTCGGGTGTTACTATAAGTCCGGAAACTTCTGGATTAAGTTCTAATAACATAGCTAAGTCAGCTATTTCATTTATATGGTATATGTTTCCATCCCTATAATAGTATTCTTTACTAGGATCTTTTGGAACTTTTATAGTTACTAATGTATAAAATCCATCTAATCCTATATCAAATACTACCTAGTCATCTATATTTTCTCTTATAGCCATCCTAGTTATTACTTCATCAGATTTATTTAATTGTAATACATAGACATAAGCATAATTTTCATCAAAATTAATATCATGTACTATAGTATTACAATCCATATCATATGTTATTACACTTTTGCAGTTCATACGTTTTTAACTTCATCATTATAAGGATTTCCATCATATAACTACATAAGCTCAATTTCAGTACGTTTAGTATCATTTTCTGCTTGAGTTTCTTTAAATGTTCTATCAGTTTTATTCTTATAGTCATCTATTTGAAACTGCATTTGATTCTTTTCTCTTTCTATTTGAAGTTTAGCTTCATTAAGAGATTCTATTTTACTTTGAGCTTTTTGAAGCTATTGTTGAGCTTGTTGTAAATTATTCTGCAATTCTTCAACCTACTAAGTAAGTTGCTGTATCTAGTTATTTTCTGCTTTCTATTTTCTAATAGATTTATTAACCTTAGTTTTCATTTCTGTCAAACTCTTAGAAGTCATAATATCCATAAGAATGTCTGCAGAAACGATTCCACCTTTTATAAATTCTGGAACAAGAGCTTTAATTTGTTCCATTTCTTTTATTACTTCAGAAGAAGTAATTATATGTATATCGTGATCTGTAACAGTAAAATACTTGGGTAAAGCAGTAAATATTTTTTGTAACTTATTACCTAATATTAGCGTTCCAGTTAATCCATCTTTATAAACTATTTTAGCACAATTTAAAGAATCTAATAAAATTTCTCTTGTTACTAAATCCATCTAATAGTGCCACTGTTTAGTTACTATAAAAGAATTATTAATTCCTGTTTGAACATTTGTTACAGCGTCACGTTGCTATATTCCATTTAATCTTTCTCTGAATACTCCAGTAATAGATGATGTAGTCTACTCTACAGAATCAATAGCTAACTGAATAGCTTGAATAGCTTGAACTTTAACAGTATCGTCATACCCATTATATATAGTAGTTAAAGGAGCTTGTCCTGTTCCTACTTGACCTTCTTGAGAAGTATCAATTAAAGCCATTCCTTGTTTCTTGTAAGCTTTCCATTTCATTAATCTTTCAGTTAAGTCATCACCTAATATAGTAGGCAATGTTGGAAGATTAATAAAATCTCCTACTGAACCAGATTGAGCTATTAGATTATCTCTATAAAAATGTAACAGATCATATCTATCTTGTAAGACCATACATTTCTAAACCATAGAGAAGGGTTCACTACCTCTATTATTAAACCAAACTCCATTTACACTAAGAGTTGCTTTATTAGGAGCGTCCTTTGTTCTAATAACATTTTTATCTATTCCTTTAAGTATATAAATTTCTGATCCTATTCTTACTGTAGAATATCTCTATTCTACTAATTTTTTATCAGTTTCTATCCATTCAACTTCATATACAGGTATTAAACTTCTATTATAATACCAATGTTTTCCAGGATAGTCTGGAACAACTTCTTCTCCAGCTCTTATTCCATCAGTAGCGGGAGTACCATTAGGATTGCTACTTCTAACAAAATAAGAACCTGTATTTTCTAAAGAGTCTGTCCACATTTCTCTTATTTTAGAAATATCTTCTTTGGATAAATCTTTTCCGTATTTAGATAGAATTTGATCTCTAGTCAAAAATTGTCTAACTACTATTCTATATGATTCATTAATATAAGGAGAATCATAATTTAAATCTGGAAATACATCTAGTGGACTTAAGCACTAAATATTTATATTATTACCAGAAGAAGAAGGAAGAACTCTATAAAAAGTAAATCCAGAAACCAATAAATCAACAAATAACTATTTTAATTTAGTTACTAGATCAATATTACGTGACTGGATAATGTATTCTATTACATTCTATCCAGCTATTTCATATTCAGAAATAAAGTTTTCATTAATATCTTCTATTAATTTATCTAACTATTCTTTTATATTTAGATCCTACATATCTTTGCTACCAAGTATTCGTAAGAGATTATTTTTGAGATTTGTTTGTAGGAGATTATAACATTCAGTAGCAATTTTTATTTGTCTTTCTCTAAATATATTATTAATAGTCTCAGTATCTTTACAAGAAACTTTTGGTAATATTGGAACATCTAAATATTCTCCTACTAGTGCATCAATATGTTTCCTAATTAAAGGAATAAACTCAACCGCTGTTGGCTACCCAATTCCAAAATTTTCTTCTAAGTATTTAAACTATTCCTTATCTCGTTTACAATTATAATAATTATAGGCTTTTTGTATCGCTGTTTTTTCCTAAACGAGTTCAGAAATAGCTAAATTAGTTTTGCTAACAAGTTCTTCTTTCTTCATCTTCTGGATAAATTTTAACTCCCCTAAAGAATTTTACTCTATGTAATTGTCTAGAGACGAGTTCTTGTTCAACAAATTTTAAAAAATCTTCTGCTCCTAAATCAGCAGATATTTGAATAACAGGTTTGTCTAGATTATCAAAGTCTAATACAACTTTATATCCAGTCCCACCCTTCCCTAATTTAGTCACTTTAATATGTCCAGTATATTTACATTTATACTTTTTTTCTATCATATCTAAAATGGCTTTTTCCATATCATTCATCTATATTTAGAATTACTTGTTATATTATAACCCTCAACATATCCTGTATTTATATGTCCTTTAATAGAGTTTTCATTTTGTTTAGGTATTACACCAAATCTTTTATGTCCATTTTCATCGGTATAATATCCTATATCTCTAAATTCTTTAGATACTGGTTTGTATTCTTTTGGAATAACATCATTTAATTCTTCATCACCAACTTCTGCCATTTGACAGGCTGCTACCATATCAAATTTACCTTTATTCTCATCAGTATAAAGATTTAACTATTCTAAGAATTCTATAAACCAAATATTATGACAATAATCTTCTACATATGAAGCAACTAGATCAGTACCATGTTCAATCATTGCAGTAGTAGCAGTTGTACCATACTGTCCATTAGTTCTTCTTCTTTCGTCTCCTCCATAACAAGCTCTAGGACGTCTCATAAAGAAATGTGCAAACTTATTATCACGAGCATATGTAAGAACAGATAAACGAGTTGCTTCTATATTAGCTTTGGCTTGATAATACCATAATAAAGCCATTGTTTGTTTATAGGCTTCTCTAATATCATCAGGTCTATCTAAATAATATGCTACATACATAGGTTCTTTCATTCCATGTACTCTGCGTTTTATCATAGTACAAAATTTAGAAGGATCTCTAGTTTCTTTTGAAGTTTCTGATTGTCCAATATCAATACCGTCAATTCCTGCTACATATAGATTTTGAATTATAGGACTTCCGTCTTCCCATAAAGGTTCTTCTAATATTCTAACTGGTCCATTTGGATTAGGTTTAAATCTAACGCCAATAATATTTTCTCTTTTTCTTTCTGGACCAGAATATATAAATTCCATATATCCTCTTTGAATAGGAGGAGCTTGTTTTTTAATTCTAATAGCTATAATTTGTTCAGCTATTTTAAGTTTATTAAATTTATTTACACCTTCTGCTGCAAAGGCTTCTTCAGCTGTGAAACATTGCTCTGCTTTATGTTCTAATAAAGTTTTAGGATCAGTTATATCTGCACGTCTTTGTTCATAATATTCTCTTTGTTTTTTCATAAGATACTCACCACGACTTCCAACAAATTTTGAATTGTTCATTGAAATATATGCAGGTATAAAATAAGCAGTTTCAACCCAATCTCCATCTTCTGTATAATTATGTTTAAATGGAAGTACTTGGAACATTTTAGGATTATAATATACTTTTCTTAACCCTTCAAGATTAGGACCAGCATCACCACCTGTTCCTACTGCTGCTATAATACCAATTTTATTTCCACCAACAGTTACAAGTTCTTCTGCTTTAATAAAGGAACGTTCAAGTATAGGATTAGAACCTGACTCTTCAAGAAATAAGAAACCTACACGGTCACCTCTCATCTTTCTATCCTTATCTACAACAATTCCTTCAATTTGGGACATGAAACCTGTTTCAATTTTTTGACCATTTACTACTTTATAGTGAGAAGCTCTTTTCTTAGTTGCTGTATTAATAACTTGTCTAAGTTTTAACATTCCTCCTTGAGTATTATCATCAGTAAAAGTTATTCCTGCGTTAATTTTATCAAGAGTTTTCTTAACATAGTTATCATCGAAAGCAGTAAGAAGACATATACTATTTTTAAAACAATTAAAAAAGTTATCAAATATAGAAGCATGTATTTCAGAAAATCCACATCCTCTGTTCTTCATTATAGTCATATTCTTTCTTAACTTTCTACATAATTCAAAGTAATGAAAGAATTCATATTGATATACAAAGAATCTTGGAAATATAATAGAACGGCTATCACCAGCTACGTCTTGTTCTGTATTAGGTAATTGATAATAATTAAGAAAGTAATAGTTGAATCCAGTAATAGTATAACCATTAACTGTCATTCCTTCTTTACATCTTCTATATTCTTCATTCCAGAAATCTCTATAAAGTTTTGAGCCTGGATAATAAGAACAATATTGTTCTGTTTTTAAAAATGTTTCTCTAGCTTCAGTAAACCAAGAAGGATCAAAATCTAATCCTTCTGTTTCTGTAATAGGTCTATATCCAGTTAATTCGTAAGAAAGTCTTTTATCAAAATAAGGAATAGGATCTCCTATTTTAACATCCCATTCACCTTCTTTGTGTTCTACAACCTAAGGCTTTATTTCTTCTATTTGCTGTTGAAGTTCCTCTTGTTTTTGTTGAACCTCAGTAATTATAGACTAGACTTCCTCAGGAATTTCTGGTATAGGATTCTTACGTGGACGACCTCTTTTCTTTTTTGTTTCCTCCATTAATCAGGCATAAATCCTTCAACAGCTCCACCACGTATTTGACTTTGCTCCATAACTTCTTTCTTAACAAGAGATTCAATTTGTTTCAAAGTTTCAATTTGATCAGCAGCTTCTTTCATAGCAGCTTGAACATCTTTTACTTTAACAAGATATTTACCTTGTTCATCTTGTTCTTCTAAATCCACGTTATGAAAATAATCAATAATCTTATCAGTTACCTCCTAAGCAGCTTGAAGTAATCTTACATATCTATTGGAATCTTGAATTGATACATACTTTCTACAAGCAGCACGAAATTCAGGATTATTCCATTCTTCCTCTGAAATATGAGCATCTTTTAAAGCAGCTTCATGTTTTTCCTAATTACTATAATTAGCATATGGAGATTTCCAATCTATTGCTAAATATATATAAGTAAACTCTCTATCAGCTCTAATATGTTCTAGTCCAGAAGGATCCTCATTACATTTATTTCTGGAAGGTTCTAATAATTTTTTAAATTCATCAATTAAAACTAAATCAGCAGTTAATAATTGTGCTCTTCCAGTTTTCTAATTATAATCCCATATATTCATATTTACATTAACATTATTTTATTTTTTTATTTAAAAGGAGCAGTAGCAGGAACTCTTAAAGTTTGAATTAAAGGTTGCATAGCTACGTTAGTATAATCTACTGTAGGAACTTGTTTAACATTTCCACTTGCTCTATTTATAGTACCTGTAGTCCCTTGTTTTACATAAATTCCTTCTTTAGAACCCGGAACAAATCCTTTTGATTTTAATACCTTTGCTATTCTATTTGCTTTTCCTGCTGCCTTAATCACAGGTCCAATCATTCTAGCTCCTAATAAATCCATAGCTCCATTAACAATTAAATCTCCATAGCTTGCATTAGGCTCTCCTTTATCTATTCTTTGAGCAGCTCTATAAGTTCCAACTAATGGAAGAAAAAATTCTCCATATCCTACTGGAGTTCTTTCATATATAGCTTCTCCATTATTTGGAATACGCTAAACTCTAGTATTATCAGATTTTTCTATTCCCCCTTCAGGAGTTCCAGCTTGCATAAAAGGGATTCCGTTTAAACTACCTCCCTTACGATAAGCTTTAAATTTAGCAATAACAGAACCTTCTTGATGTTTCTTTACTTTTCCTCCACATTTTTCTGCTGTAGCTTCATTTGTTATACCTTTTAAGTAATCTTCTTCGGAATCTTTTACTCTTTTACTAGAATAATCATTTTTAAATTTTTTCTTATTTTCTTCCTACATTTTTTTGGTCCCATTTATTGTAGGTTGTTTAGTAGTTCCAGGACCTTTTACAGAAGGAACTGTTCTTTTTCTTTTTTCTTCTTCTGCTTTTCTAAATCCTCCTCCAGACAGACTATCAGCTATTTTTATTAAAACGTCTCCA